CGAGGGCCACGTTCCTTGCGGGGTGCTTGTTCGCGAGCCGCGCGAGTGCCAGCCCGCTGGCACCGCCACCGCACAGGACGTTGCCCCACTCCTTGGCACGCTGCGGCGAGTAGTTCGTCAGGTCGACGCCCGCGTACCGGTCGCGAAACAAAATGCCTCCGACCGTCGTGTCTCTGCACTTGCCAGCCACCCAGCGTGCAGCCGCGCCTCCGTAGCTGCCATCGGAGAACCCCGCCTGCGTGACGGGAGGAAGTCTGCCCGCCGTGCGTGACCCGGAGTACAGTGGCTCAGTCGCGACGAGCTTCGGCGGCTCGGCAAGCTCGCCATTAGCCCACGAGGTACTCTGTCCGACGTAGCTTCCCAAAGCCCAGCCGAACGCTACGCAATCGCCAATGCCCTGCTTCCACGGGCCATACGGTTTGCCGTAGACCTGGCGGTGTGCCTTGTCGGCGTATCGGTACAGGAACGTGTCCACGCCCTTTGCGTTCTGGATGACCTCCTTCGCCGCGTCCGAGAAAAGCGGCTGGTCAAGCTCTTGCAGGAAGCGTCGCGTTCCCTCGGGGTCGGGCGTGTAGCCAAACTGATGCTCAAGGGAGTTTGCAGCCCGGTGCGTTGCCCGCTCCACGAGCGCGCCCAAGATCGCCATCACGACGACAAACGCGACGGCACTCCACGACCAGCGGTCTGCCCGGCTCATCGTGTCGCCTCCGCTGCGGCCTCAGCGAGGTCTCGGAAAGCCAGCACCCACGCCCGGCGGCTCTCGGCCGTCACGGGTCCGCCAGAGGTGCCGACCGCCTGGTCAAGGAATTGGTGGACGGCCGCTTTCACTTTCGGCTGGCGGTCCCCGAGGCTCTCGCCCTTCATGCGAGCCTCGCGGGCGGCGATGCGGAGATCGTCGAACGCCACGCCTGTCTTCAGCCGTGGCTCGGCGGTCTTTCCATCGAACTCGATGCAGTCCGCCAGTTCGCTGAGCAAGGCGGAAAGCATCGCGGCGTCTTCCGCTGCGGTGGCACCGACGAACGCCCCGCGCAGGGAAAACGCATCCGGCGGCAGCGGGGCAGGGGGTGGAGCGGGCGTCGCATGCCGGTTTGCGTAGCTGAAAGCAGCCGCAAGAAGCAAGGCTGCGGCAGCGACGTGCCTCGGGTCGACGCTGATCGGATGTGCGGCGAGGTAGGTCTTTACCCGTTCGGTGACGTCCTTGCCGAAAAACAAGTACGCCGCGAAAGCCAAGAACGCTGCTGTGATCATGCTGCCCTCACGAGCGGAAGAAGAGTTTCGATGGTGCCAGCAGCGATCGCCAGGACGAGCGACCGAACCACCGGGCGAACCACCACGTATAGCGGCCAGGCCAGCAGCGGCACGCAGCGGTCTGCGAGCGTGTCGAACAATGCCCCCGCCGCCTCGACCGCGATTTCTTTCTTCTGCGGTCCCGTCAGCGTTGCCACGGCGTCGAGCGTCTGCACCGAGAGCCGCAGCAAGGCGGTCAGCAGCTCGCCGAATTCGGCCCACGTCAGGCCGTCGCGTGCCGCGTCCTTGGCCGCCGCGATAAATGCGGAAACCTTGTCCGCAATGTCTTGGAACGGCGTGGTGGCTTTCACTGGAGCGTCTGAGATCATATAAGGCGTCCTTTTCTATTCCGAGTCTGGACTATTACCGTCGCCGCCTTGCAGATTGCCGCCCGATGACAGAACGTGGTCCTGCATCCACTGGAAGAAAAACTGGTAGCACTGAGTCGCCTCCTCGAGTGCTTCCAGCCGCTCAAGCCTGTAGGGCTGCTTCCAGACCTCTTCGCTGTTCCGCACGATCTTGCCGTCCGCGTTCTCTTCGCGGAGGTAGACGTAGAGCAGGCCGAACTCCACGACGATCCGCCGATGCACGACGTCACTCATGGGGGTCCTCCAATTCAGCGAGCAAGTCGCCGTTGACCGCTATGGTTTTCAGACTGAACGGCACCGCCTTCGACACCTGACGCTCTTCCCATTCCCGAGCCGTCCATCTGGCCTGCACGCAGGTGACCATCGCGGCGACGCACGGTGACAGGGCAAGGCTGCTCTCCGATGCCTTGACCTCCTCGGGCGTCGGCGGCTTGGGTCGCGGCGGCTTGAATCGGAGACTCCGGTCGAGTCGCAGCGGTAGCCGCCAGACATTTCGCAGCCGCACGACCTGGTCTTTCGTGATCGTGTACCGCACGCACAACGCCGCAATCGGGATATGCTGCCCCCAATCAAGCCGAAACTGCACGCTGTCAATCCGTGCCGTATTACCCGCCATGCGTTTTCCACCTCATGACGCAACGCTGCGACGGGTTCAAGTACAACCCCAGCCCGGTCGCCTGGGCGATGCTCGCGTGAAACGGAACGTGCTCGCAGTCGGCACCGTCGTAGGTGCCCGCCAGGTAGGCGTCGGTGCGGTAGATGCACAGGCCGCCCATCGCACTACAGACCGGCACAGGCGGGCTGCCCACCGGTGGCAACCACTGGTGCTTCCACCCGCCGACCCCAGCCGTGTAGTCATCCCAGAACGAGTTCAGCCGGAGTGCCCAGCAGTCGTAGTGCAGCCAGACGTCAATGGGGCGAGTTTCGCCGGATGCGTTTGTCTCGTAGGCCGGGTGCTGCAGGAGCGAAACGCTGGCCATGCCGTACGCGTCCGGCAGTTCCATGAGCCAGCCGATGCCGTTCAAAAAGCCATCGTCCGACCAGCCACCCCACGCGTCGAGGTCGACAACCACCACGTAGTCCGAGTCAGCGGCGCAGTCGCGGACCCACCGCTGGCAGGCCGTGCGGTACTCAGCGAGGGCCTCGGTGCGGCGGCCCGCGAACTCGGAGGAGAACTGCTGGCGGCCGAGCACCTGGTAGCCGAACGTGATCTGCCGGTGCTTGGCTGCAAACTCCGTCAGCACCTCTACGGTGTCATCGGTGCAGTCGTTCGATTCGATGTGGCACGCCCACTCCCGGCACCGCGACGTTATCTGCGAGAGCCGCAGGAGGTTTTGCCGCAGCGACAGGCCGCAGTTTCGAGCCAGCCCCACGAACGCCACCTTCGACCTCGCAAGCCTGCCCGAGGCGGCCGCCACATGCCGGTCGTACGACTCGACGAACGGCGGCGACGGGCGGAGGAGGTGCTTCGGGATGTTCACCGAACCACCTCGTCAAATGCCCTGGCTATCCACCGCATGCGTTCATCCATCGGGTAGACGCCGCACGGGTGGTAGACGAAGTCGCCTCGCTGCCAGTGGCCGCCGACTTCGTCCCGCTCGTTTGCGGGTCGATTCCACACGCACGAGTTGAACGCCCGCAGCGGTGCGACGGTCACAACGTCGGGTCGGTCCGTCGCAATGTCCGCCAGCCAGGTCTGCCAGCCGCAAGGCATCGCAGACCAGTGGTCCTGAGACTCGGCAATCGTCCGAAGCAGAACTCGGCTTTGTGCGGTGTTCCGCCAGACAACGCTGCCGCAGTTCAGGCGGTTCCATTCGACGATCCCTTCCTCGCAGACGGTCGCATGAGGGCCGATGCAAGGCAGTTCATGAATCGGCAGACGCATGTCGGTCACGATTGCGTCGCAGTCGAGACACCAAACCAAGTCGAAGCGGTCGAGGTACTCGCAGAGCAAGTGCGTGTTCGCGACCGCCTGCTCGTAGGGCTGGTTGTCGCAGACCAGCGTGTAGCCGTGCCGTAGGCAGTACTCCAGTTTGTTCGGCACCGTGAGGGCCGCAAGCTCAGCGACGTTGCTTGAAACGCTGGTAACTAGGGCGACGTTCATGCCGCCGATATTGGCGGCTGTGTCAAGCTAAGCGGGCCAACAGCAAGCGGCGGTGTGACAAAACCTAGGCTCTTGTTTCTTGTGACCGAGGTTTTGTCACACTTCACGCCCTCGCCACAATGCACAGCGTCGCCCGGCGGGACGGCAGCGGACTGATAAACCGTGTCGCCCACACCCGCCGGGCGGCCGTTGATCGTCGCGGCTGACACCACCAGCAGCGTTTCCAGTTTCCGGCGCACCGCTGGCACACGCCACGATTCACGGCATCCGCTTCAACAGCTTGCGGAGCGTGGCGGCTGTCTCGTCATCTGGCACATGCGCAGTTCGCAGCCGCGCCTCCGCGCGATAGATCGCCTCCCGCTCCTCGGCGGTGATCGTGGGCGAACTGTAGA